CTTGACGATGCAGTAGAAGAGGGGCGTCAGCAATTTGATTTTGAGGGCAGAGAATTTACAACCAGTTATGCAAAACAGTTATTAGAGTACGTCAAACGACATTGTGCGAGTTGCGAGTTTTAGCATCTCTCATCTTTTCAGCATAATCTTCTAACTTATCGTTAAACATCTTCTCCCACCACGCCTGGTATGTCATGCGCTTTCGTGGATTATAACGGTTTCTTTTCTTCCAAACGTAACGGGCGGCATGATATTTTTTATCAGCCTCCCATTTTTCTTCTAACGCTTTGGACTCTTCCTTACTATTGAACGTCGGACACATCAAACTCTACCGTCTCAGGCACGTTAAACGGACGGAACTCTTCACCCTCCTTCACACGCAATCCCAACGATAGCGCTTGTTCATTACGAGCAATGCCATACTGAATCGCTTCACCCGATAGGGTATATACCGCATACAAATACGGATGCACCTTTTCTTGCGCTAAGAAATAAAACTTATCTGCACGCAAGCCAACCGCCCTACACGCGGTCAGATAGTAAGCTGCTTGTTGATAGTATCGAAAGTTATTGATCGCAGATCTAAACCCACGGGGTGAGGCATCACGGCACGTTTTCAAGTCCCACACATCAGTGCCAGTATACCAATCCAGTCGCGCCTTACAGTGTTGACCCGCCCAGACAAAGCACACAGTCAACTCAACCTGATGGTCGGTTGTGGGTATATACTCTTCCACCACCTCACGTCGCTCCATACAGATGTCATAAAGATCACGCTTAATCGCTCGTCGATCACCCACAGTATCAAGCCAGGTGTTGTATTCTTCTTTACCCGACTTTGTGCGACGATCTAAATCTGGCGCTATCACAAATTCATCATCAAACTTTTCGTGCTCCAGAAACACCGTGTGTTGCACACGACCCTCCAGTAAAGCGGTGCTCTCTGTCATCGGCCTTTGATGCTTCCATGTGTACGGACACTTGATTAGCGTTGTTAGATCGTGAGATCGCCACGCGGGTATGCTTGCATAGGTCTCATAGTCAAGACCCTCATAAACTCCAACTTTAAAATCCATGTTTTTCTCCCTTTAAAAATAAAGCCAGTGTTCGGACACTCGCACTGGCAACGAGCAGGGTAGGAAGAGAACGATATCAACCTTGTCCTTTGGAGACTAATGTAATTAGTCTATCCAAATATTGTCGAGCTTTTAACAAATCCTGTACAGGATCATCGGGATTCTTTTTATCAAAGCGTGCTAAATATTTGATTACGTTGCCTCTCATGTACCCTACATCTTGCTCGTAACCAATCATCTCTGATATCTGATCCCACGTTTGTCTACCCTCACCACTGGTGTAGTGAGAAGGTTCAACAACCTGATCTTTTTTAGAACGGGATGTCATCGTCTACAAACGGCTCATCTGCTTTTGGCTTTGGCTTATCTTCAACGATCTGACCTTGACCTTTTTCTACCGCATCCACATACTCAAAACACCCTTTCTTACCTTCATCCTCATCACCGATGATTGCACTCTTCATAAAGCGTGGTAATTCCTCAAACACATCACACATTTTTTTGGATTGAGCAGAAGACTCACCGCTAAACTCTTTACAGTATTCTTCCAGATCAAACACAACACAATCATTGTGCGTTGGCGTTTTCTTGCTACCACCTTCTGCAGCATACACGCCCTTGACCTTAGCGTTACCATTTGCATTGTCTACGACCTCTATCGTGCATGATACGCCCAGTATATTTTGCATATCAAAACCAGACAACTCCTCGTCAGTGAACGGCCTACTACGCCATTGCTGTAGATGCTGTCGAAGCTTTGACTTCTCATTCAAGCTCTTGGTGTACTTGTTGAAGATTGACATCGGTTGCCCGTTTGAAGTCTTTACATCAGGTGTTTCAAAAAACAGGTACAAACTTGTCCTCTTATTTACTTCACCCTTGAATTCCTCCATACTTGTACCGACGTCAACGATCTTGTAACACGTTGCTTGATAGTTACCAGGAGACAGTTGCTCAAAACTATCACCGCCTCCACCTTGATCAACCATTATCGTCATTTTTGAAATACCTCTTTTATTTATGTGGATATATGTATATTATTGCAAAAGTTTGCAATGAACGAAAGGGTAAAGGATGGCGATAAAAATATCAAGTGGTGCGTCAAAGAATTTTCAGAGGCCACTGACACAGGACAACGTAAGTAGCTTTATAAACTTCTTAGAAAGCAATGGCTTAGAGCTTGTTGAACCGCTAAATGAACACGGTAGAGGCAAGTGTTATTCACAGGCAGAGGGCAGAGATAGAAAACCAAAGGGTTGGTACTATTGTTTTTTGCATCAAGAATATCCATTTGGCGCTTGCTTTGATTGGCGATCAGGTGATAAACCCATCGCACAGTGGAGCGCAGATACAAAGGGTGAGATGAGTGCAGAGGCCAAAGAGAGAGCCGCGCAAGCGGTGCTTGAGGCAAGACGCGAGTATGACAAAGAGCTTGCAATACAGCATAAGCAAGCACAGCAAGAGGTGTTAAAGATCTGGCAATCCTCACCAGAATGCACAGAGCATCCCTACCTTACTAACAAGAACGTCATCAGTCATGGCTTACGCATTAGCGAGGGTCCAGATTATGAGGGCTATTTATTAATACCCTATCGTGATGAAACCAAACAAATCGTAACGCTATCTTATATACCACCGGATGGTGGACAGAAGTGGTGGCACAAGGGTGCAAAGCGTAAAGGCACTTGGGCAGTGATAGGCGCTCACCATCTCAAAAACAAACCAAAGCGCATCAACTATGTGGAGGGCTATGCAACGGGCGCATCATGGTATGACTATGTTGAGCAACAAGAGCCAGTGATTATCACCGGCGATGCAAACGGCATGAAAGAAGTGCCAAAGACCTTCCACGGATGGTATCCAGAGGCAACACACGTATTCCTAGCGGATAATGATGAATCAAACACAGGCCAAGAGGTTGCAGAATACTCAGCCAACTGGATCAAACAACAAAACGGTAGCGCAGAGATCAAACTGCCCGAAGAAAAGGGCCAGGACTTTAACGATGCGGTCAATCAGCTCGAGGGTGAGCTAATTGTAAAAGACGTGCCACTTGAGACAACACACGTTGACTTTGCACGCAATAAACCAGGTGGTCGCATCATGCCAACTACAGAGAACTACCGCACACTCTTTGATCAATCAGACATAGACATACGCTACAACGTGATCAGCAAAGAGATGGAGATTAAAATACCCGACATGGAGTTCATCCATGATCTGAGCGAGGAGGCACAACTAGCGGAGCTAGAGAACCGATGCATACAAGCCTTTGTACCAGAGAGTCGCATGATCAAAAACATACCGCTACTTGCACGAGAATATAACCCAGTGAAAGAGTGGATCGAATCAAAGCCGTGGGATGGCGTGAGCCGAACACAAGATTTATTAAACACCATACAAGCAGAAGATGAGGATCTAAAGAACATACTCATGAGCAAGTGGTTGATGGGATGCGCTGCAGTTGGTTGCCAAGAGAAAGGCGCTAACCTAGAAGGTGTCCTGATCTTTCAAGGCAAACAAGCCATCGGCAAGACATCCTGGATTAAAAGCCTATTACCTCATAACGAGTGGTTTCTAGAGGGCGCAACACTAGATCCGTCAGATAAGGATAGTGTGCGATCCGTACTATCACACTTTATCGTGGAGCTAGGCGAGCTAGGATCAACCTTCAAGCGCGATATAGATAAGCTGAAAGCCTTCCTAACCAAGGCAAAGGATGAGTTGCGCCTACCCTATGGTCGAGCCTTCTCACGCTATGTCAGACGCACAGCATTCTTCGGATCGGTGAATGAACGCGAGTTCCTAGTGGATAGCACCGGCAATCGGAGATTCTGGACGGTGCGTGTAACAAAGATCAACTTCAAGCATAATATCGATATGCAACAGTGTTGGGCAGAGATATGGCAGAAAGCGCAAGAAGGCGGAGCAAATTGGTTCCTCACCTCAGAGGAGCGCGATATGCTACAGAATAGTAACGAGATGAGCCGAACAACATCAGCGGTTGAAGAGTTAGTGTTACAGCAAGTAAACTTCAAGAGCAAACTAACTGAACCGGTACAGATGGTTCAACTACTAAAAGATCTTGGAATCGCTAACCCAAGGGTCGGAGATTTCAAAGAAGCGTCGAGGGTATTACACGAGAAGGGATATAAGCCACGCAAATCAAATGGCAAGAAACTATACGATTTGGATTATAGTCCTATCGAGGCAAAGGAGTTTAAAAACATGAATTGGAATGAAAACTAGTACCCTGTGTACCCTGTACCCTGTTTTTGGAGGGTAGAGGGGAGGGTAGAGTACATATTCTTAACGACTAATAATAATAATAATATATATATATAGGGGTAGGGGTATATAGTGCTCTATAGGATGTTCACTGTTGATACCCTGTACCTTGTACCCTGTTTTGAAAAAGGAGACTAAAATGGAAGATGAAACAATCTACGCTAGATGGAAAGAAGAGAACATGGCAGAGCGACGAGAGTTCGGATTGAGACAACTCAGCGATGCAGAAAGCAGAGAATTATTTGAAGAGGTAGATGCACTCAAATGGTATCCAAGGACAAAGGCGGAAGACCAAGGAAAAAAAGACAACCACTAGTCAATCCTCCATCTGTATTTCAGATTGATGATGAGTTCGAACTGACTGATATGCAAAGCGCTTTCGTGTGGCATTACACCGAAGGTGCTTGTGGGCAGACTGAAGCTGCACGACGTGCGGGATTTTCTTACCCCGCGAGTGCGGCAACCAAAATGCTCAACGGTAAGTCGCAACCAAATGTAACAAAAGCAATCCGTATGAAACAAGACGAGTTGCGAGAGAAGTATGCGATAACGCCAGAGAAGACTGGCACCATGTTGTGGAAGATAGCAGAGACAAGCTTTGAGGCGGGACATTACAACGCGGCTGTCTCCGCTATCAAAGAACTTAACCAGTTGGGTGGCCTGAACATACACAGAAGCCAGAACCTGAACATCAATG